CCGGGCATGGACCTTCACTCACAAGGTCAGGGTGTAGTTTCTGGCCCTGGTATTTCCTTCCTTAAGGGGGAGGTAATCCTGTGGACCAGGTTAGACGAAAGAAGGCTTCGAAGTTGTCCCTGACAAACAGAGAGTCGTTCGGGGGAGGGGCAAGCAGGAGCTCTTTCATGGCTTTCACTGCTTGGTAGAAGGACTGCACCACATCGTTGTCGACACCGGGGTCCGTGATGTCCACTGTCTTGTTCTTACTATCCTTTATAGAGGGCTTGTAAGAGAGAGAGGTGGTCATCTGGGTGATTAGCTGGTTCCAGTTGGCTTTGAACCCGCTGACGTAGGCTTCATCATCCGGGAACCTGGTGAGGAGTTGGAAGGGGGCGGCAGAGGGGATACTATTGAAGGCATCCCGAAGTCCGTCTCTAACAGTCTGGACGTTGAAAGCCGATTGCTGGGCTACGTTCAGAAAGCTGGAGAAGTCGGAGGCGCGGTACCACTGTCCAAGTTTGGCGTAGTTAACCGACCCGGGGCTACTATAGGATCCAGCCATTGCGTCCTAGATTCAGAAAGGGAAAGGTAGAATTGAATAACTACACGTCTGAGTCTATCCTGTGAACTGCATGGCCATGTTGAGGTCCTCAGCTTTCTGAGTGACAAAGGCTGGTCGTTTGTGGAGAGAGTAGGGAGAGTTGGTCGCTTGGCGCTTGGAGTATGCAAGACCAGTGGCGACAAGACGGGAGAGATTTACTGGGATGATACCGGGGTCTACTCCATCAAAGAAGAAGGGAGCTACAGCTATTCTAGTGTGGGGATCAGCAAAGGTGTCATTGCATTGGGTAGTAAAGACAGGTGGGGTGAGATTAGCATAGGAGTAGAGAACATTGCTGATAGCTGGCGACCATGCTCTGGCTATGCGGCGGATTGTGATGCCGCGGTCCTTGTTGATAAGGGCATCATAGATGACTTGAGCATCTACGTCCAGTATCTTGCCGTGAGTGACGGCCGTTGGTCGGTACTCTGCTATGTGCCAGGCTAAAGCAGTGTTGAAGAGGGTTTGGCGCTTACCTTCATCAAGTGGTATCTTTGAAACCCCTTGAAATGTTAGGAAAGCACTACTGAGACATCGGGACAGGTTATCATTGTTGATGGTGTTGCATCGGGAGACGGGGTTGTTCTTAAAATCTAAAAGGGGGATGAAGGAGAGGGTAGAGTTAAACTTGGTCTGATCAGATATGGAGGCCTGTGCCTGGTTCTGGGGCTGGAATTGCTGTTCTACTTCACCATCAGTGGTGCCGTCTAATTCTACTTTACTATCACTGCCACCATAGATCTTTTCTAGGGCGCTATCATTGTGGGTCCTAGAGGTGATGGCATTGAGTTGTTGCTGGGCATCTGAAGCTGCGGGTGGGGCTGGTTTGGAGCTAAGGGCCGTGCCATCGCTGGAGGAGGCGCCGTTGTCCACTGGGTTGACCACAGAGGTACCCATGGTTGTGCTGAGCTTATCTTCCACAACAGGTGTCAACTTTGGCTCTTCTGCTGGGGCGGCTATGGGACTTATAGCAGGGAGTTTGGGTGTGCTACTTAGTACTGGGCTTTGCTTCCGAGACCTGGGACGTAACAAGTTCTGCCCAAATAGTACTTGGTTTAACGGTGTGATCCCACCACTTGGCGTGGTAGATTTTAGCATCGTCAAATGAGTACTGGATCTGAGAAGGTAGCTTGGTACAGGGCTGGGTGGGGTGATTCCAGTATGATATGGTTAAACCATTTTCATCCAGGAGGTCATCCGTGACATACGGGTGGTACTGGGAAAGTAACTGGACTCTAAGTTTAGGACCTATAGGTTTGGAAAGACGTTGGTATAGCTCTTGGAAATAGGGGTGTACCACAGTGTCTTTGGAGAAACAGTTGTTAGCACTTACATATATACCTCGTCTGAGTCTACCCACTCTACCTCTGCGTTGTATGCGCTCGAGGAAAGTGGAATTGACACGGGCAACGTTTATGTGTGAGAGCTTCTTCTCAACTTCAAAGGAAACACTGTTGGACAATCCTAGATCTATAACTACATCTAAATCTACAGTGACGCCGGTTTGCATGACTGGGGAAGAGAAGATTAGTATGGGACCTTTGGTAGCCTTGATCAGTGGGATCTGTTTGTCGTAGTTTGCGGCTGTGACACTGAATACAGGTATACCTGAGTACTTGGAGGCCAAGGACACAGCATCTCTGTCGTTAGGTGCAAAGACACAAGTACGATAACCAGATGATCCCGGGGATAGAAAAGGAAGGGGCTTGCATTTGAAGATAGCTTCTAGGGTGTATCTATCATCATAGATTTCCTTGATGGGATATAGTGTGTCTTTGGGGTTAGCAGAGAAATGAGAGGAGGTGGCTGAGGTAAGAAAGAAGGTTTGTGGGGTTGCGACGCGCCTGACCAGATGTTGGGTAAGATGATCTGGTTGGTGGCTTTCGTCAATTAGTACAGGACCGTTAACTGGTGACAGTACGTATTCAAGTTTGGTTAAATACACAACGTCAGTAGCCTTGGTCATGTAAGAGGAGAGGGAGTTCTTAAGGGCTACAGAATCCACAAGGACAAGAATTCTACCGAGGTGGGTAGACAGGTGATAGGGTAGGGAGGTGGTTTTACCGACTCCAGTTGCCCCGTAAAACAGCACAAGCTTGCGCATGTTGTGGAGGTTTCTGATGACTGTAGTAACCAGGGCAGGGATGGAGGTCTTATTAATTTCTACAGGGAGAAGATCTAAGTTAGAGCTACTAGAGGATGCCATAGGCTAAGTTAGTTGGGATAGTGGTGTTTAGAGGGGGTACGTGCGGGATATGGAAATGGGCTTGAAGTGCTCTAAAAACTGACTCCTATTAAGGTGGGCTATTGATTCTAACGCTAAGAATATCTCTAGCTGGTATTCGAACTGGCGTTGATAATCTGGGTGGGTGTCTGAGACAGAGATGTTAGCCTGGATGGTAGAGGAGATTCCGTCAGTGTGGGAGCGCTTGACATCAAGCAGGAAGTCGCGGACTGCGTTTTGTACTTCCGCGAAGTGGGGGTAATCCCTGTAGGTGGTACCAACTAGTTTTTTGTACCTACGTTCTAAGTCCAAATAAAACCTACCATTGTTGTAACTCATGCCACAGAAGGAAATTCTTCCACCTACTTGACATTTAAGTTTCATCTTCGTGTAATTACCTACGTCTGAGAGTCGATCCTCATCTAAGTACAGACCTACACCGTAGATAAAACAGTCGTCACCCTGTCCAATAATGACGGAGTGTACGGTCCTAGTCCTAAGTAACCACGCGGTGAGACACATCATCAGTATTGTATTGAGAAGGAGAGTGCCGGGTTCTCCAGAAGTCTTAGCGGCATCTATAAGAGCTGAGAAGGTTGCAGAAGAGAGTAAATAATTATTCCTAATAGAATAGTAGGCCTCAACAGCTTCATGGGGCATACCAAGGAAGGTTAGTATGTTTCGTTCAATTTCCTGCGTGAAGGCATTCTGACAGGAGTCGAACTGGGTACCATCCATGTATCCACCTATCGCTGAATGGTGAATTGTGGACATGGCGGTCTGGACTTTGGAGATCAGTTGAACTTGTGTCAACCTGTTGTTGAACACAGCGCTGGTTTTAAGGGATCTAGAAAACCTACGGCTCATGATGCGCATAAGGGTATGAAAGAGAGATACAACAGTGGGGTCCCAAGCGGATATGCCTTGCCCAGCTTTGGTTTCATCCGTG